CGATTTGTCACAGGCATTACAATTACTAACACAGATAAGCAAAGACTTTCCTGTACTTGAGGAATAAAAATGATCGGCACAGAAACGCTAATGGCAAGAGCATTACGTTACGTTGTTGATAAAAACAATTTAACTATTGAATCTCTTGTGACAATTCCGGGTCCATTAAAAGCATCATTGCAGGATTTAGCTATTGATATTTGTGATGATATGCAGTACAACCAATTGAAGTACTTTCGTCCATTCGAACATCAATTGACTTTCTTCGAGACAGGCACTCATCCAAGCAGTGAACGTCGTGGAATTCTAGCTGCAAACCGTATTGGTAAAACAGTATCGACTTGCGCTGAGACTGCTATGCACTTAACAGGACTATATCCGGACTGGTGGAATGGCTATCGCTTTGATAAAGCAATCACTTGTATGGTAGCCGGTGAGGGCTGGAGTCAGGTCGCACTTGTATTACAAAATGAATTACTAGGCACACAAGATATTAAAATCGCTGATAACTTAGGCACAGGTATGATTCCACGTGATTGTATTATCACGGAAACAATGCGTAATGATGGCGCTAACTGTATCGGTGTAGAGATTAAACACAAGAGCGGTGGCAAAAGTTATTTGTTGTTTGCTAACTACACACAGGAAGTTCGACAGTTGCAGGGTTTCAAATTGAACTTGGCTGTGTTTGACGAACAACCACCAGATGATTTCTTCTCTGAGATTGTCACTCGTACTGCTACTACACAAGGTAAAGTACTTTGTTCATTTACTCCATTAAAAGGATTAAACGGACTTGTAAGTAAGTTTTGGAACAAAGAGATTGGCTATGAGTTTATTCGTGTTAGCTGGGATGACGTTCCTGAATATGATCCTTGGGGTCAGCCATTTTTGTTGAATGAAACTCGTAAGCAATTAGAACGAGATTATTTGCCGCACGAACGTGAAGCACGTATTGCCGGTAAACCTGTACTAGGTCGCGGAGCTGTGTTCCCACTTGCTAGCTGGCCAACATATATGACAGGTGAGATTAACTTCGAACGTATGCCAAATATACATCGTATTATTGCACTTGACTTGGGCTTAGTAAACGACAAGACAGTTATTAGTCTAATGTACTGGGAACCGTTCGAGAAGGTTGCGTATCTACATAAACAAATTACTGTGCAGGGTGTCGAAGAAGCAGTTCCGACTCAATACATAAATCATTTATTACGTCCAGAAGTATTTGGCACTCCTATTGTATTACCAGCTGATGCTAATACAGCAGGACGATATACTATGAGCGCAAGTAGTATTAGAGAATTATTCGAGAGCTATGAGTTGAATGTATTGCCTAAAGCAATTATGAATCCACCTGATAGCGAAGGACGAGTAACCAATCACAAAGCATATGGTATTAACCAAATGCGACAAATGTTAGAATCGGGCACACTACTGATTAATGAGAACTGTACGCAGTTCTTAAGCGATGCGAGAAACTATTTTGTCGATCAACACGGACGCTTTAGCGATCCAGATGATACGATTGATAGTTGCCGTTATGCAATTCTTGGATGCCTTAACGGGCTAACAGAGCCGTGGGATAATAGAAGTCCTGCACAAAGAATGGCAGCACAGCGCGACAGATATGTGCGTCCTGATACATCACAGAAACCAGCTTGGAAGAGAGCACACAATCCAAATGAATAAGGAAATAGAAATGACAGGAAGATACTTAGTAACAGTTGCGGAACATACTCCGTCAATTTTATGTGAAAAACACGCTCGAGCTTTCGAGCAACACTTTATAGCAGAAGCAATTGCACATACAATATATGAGATGGATGAAGATGACGAGCATTATCATTGCCACGCCTGTGATCTTATTAAAGCAAAAGAATATGTTACACAGCTTCAAGAGGCAGCTAATAAGCCAAAAATTATATTACCGGGAGAATTTTAATGGGAAAAGGCAGTAACCCACGTCCGTTCGGCGTGCCAAAAGAACAATTTAGAGATAATTATGATGCTATCTTCGGTAAAATGGAGAAACCAGCTGATAAGGAAACGCCTCCTCCTAAAGATACTAAATAATAGAATACTGAGGATAACCAATGTTGGATATAAAAAATATACCTGTTCGAGATATTAACAAAAACAATAAGACAAATGATCGTTTTGTTCATATGAAGAATATTATGGATGTCAAAATGGCATCCTATTTGCGCTACTTAGGCACAAAGAACGCGGTCAATCGTGCATCAGACTATCACTATTTGTGTTTAGCTGTCACTGATTCTACTGCTCCTGTTAATGGCATTGATTATATTCACCCAAGCGTTAAGCCTGCTGTAGATTATGCCACTGCGGTTATTGCTAAAGGACTTATGCCTAATGGCGAAGTTAACTTCGAATTTATAGCAGATGGCGAAGACGATGCGGATGCAGCACGTCAAGCTACAGAGATGGTTAGTAAAGTCGTTAACCAAATGAATGACCCACACTTTATATTAGAACGTTGGGTTATGGATGCTTGTATGCACAAGAATGGTATGATGATGATTAAGCCTGTGCGTGAACAAATTACTCGTTATGTCGAGAGCGAAGGCACAGCAGATCAATTACGTGCATTTGAACAGCAGGCAGCAGATAGTGGTTTGACAACTTTACGTCAAAGCCGTAGACGCACAAGTGTTGATATGATGAAGGTAATGGCAGAAGTTAAAGAATTGATGCAAGGCCATCAAGTACAATTTGCCGAAGATCACGTCAACAAGACTTTAGATGCAATGAAAAGTCTGCCTGAAGATACCGGTGAAGATAATACTGCATCAGTAATGGAAGGCTTTACTGGCGAACAGAATGATATTCTTCAAGAAGCAATCAAACGCAATACAAGTTACAAAGCAAAATACAAACTAACTGGTTATGCATTAAACATTAAGTTCCACCCAATTGCTCAACACTATTGGATCTGCGATCCTACAGTTCCTGAAATGAAAGATCAACCTTTCTGCGGTTACTACGATCCAATGACTATCCAAGAGGCTATGGATTTATATCCAGGCATTAACTTAGAAGAATTCCGCGAATATTCAGAATACAATATGAACGGCGCTTATCAAGCAGGTTCTGTATTAAACAACTTAGCTATCCACGCACGTGATTCTGTTCCGGTTATGGGCCTACCAGTAAGTAGTGGTTCCGGTCAAGATCCTGATTCACGTCAAGTATCTATTGTTACTGTTTGGAACAAATATGATATTGATGGCGACGGCGAACTAGAACTAGTAGAATTGATCTATTCAGGTAGCTACATTATTAGTGCACGCGAAGTAGAATTCATCCCAGTTGCTAATCTATGTCCTAAGCCATTACCAGGAAACTTCTATGGTATGAGTATTGCAGAATCTGTTATTCCTATGCAGGAATACAACACATCCGCAGCACGTGCCGAAATCCAATTAGGTTTACTAACTGCAACTCCACGTATTGGTGTTAAACCAGATCGTGTTGACTTTGAAATGATGCAAGACGGCGAAGCTGCAATCTTTATTCTAGATAGCAAGTTCAATCCTGCAACTGACGTTTATCCTATGCCTCCTCCAAGCGGCAACTTACAGTTCCTTGAAGTTGCAATGAATCGTATCCAACAAGATACAATGGCAATGATCGGTATGACTACTCCTAGCGATGTATTCAATCCGGAAGTGATGGCTGCTGGCAATAGCGGTATCAAATTACAATTGGCATTAAGTCCTAACCAAATCATTCAAGACAATACAGTGCGTAATGCTGCTGAAGGTCTACGTGAAGCATTATGGTTAGTATGGCGTACTCTTATCCAGTACGGCGATGATTATGGCGTTAAGAAATTAGCTGCTTCAAGTCATCCAGACAAACAACCAGTGTTCTTAGATCACACGGCCTGGGATGATATGAACTTCTGCGAACGTAAGCAAGTGAATTTAGAATTGGCTTTAGGAATGAAGTCAGAAGAGAACGCATTAAATCGTTTACAAATTATTCAGAAATGCCAAACAGAATTATATGGCACTGTGCAAGGTATGGTCGGTAGTGGAACATTAACTCCTGAGATGTACAAGAAAGTTAAGAAGCCATTCGCGGATACATTGTATGTGCTTGGTGTTAAAGACTGTGATGCT